GAGTGGTATGGTGCAAGGGACTGACATGAACGTACTCACATTCGACGTGGAGACAACTCACACGCACAAGACAGGTGGCGGCACCACTGCTCTGCCCTACTTTGGCAACAGGCTTGTAGCGATAGGATACAAGTGGTTGATCAGTACGGTCACCTATGACTGCTACTATCACTCGACGGAACAGGCAACACCCGATGCGTTCGGCAAGTTTCAACTGGCACTGAACCACGCAGACATACTCATCGGACAGAACATCAAGTTCGACTTGCAGTGGATACGTGACTGCGGGTTCGTATACAACGGAGATATCTATGATACTATGGTTGCGGAGTATGTTCTATCAAAAGCGAGACGATGGCCTCTTGGACTTGCTGCTCTTGCAAAAAAGTATGACACGGTGCAAAAAGAGAAAGACCTTGTTCAGCCGTACTTGGACGAGGGTAAGACGTTTTATGATATACCGTGGGAGATAGTACGCGAGTATGGCATCGCTGATGTCATAAGCACCGAACAGGTTGCACTCAAACAACTGGATGCCTTTGGCACTACATTCGAGGACTTATACAATGAACGACTTACTACCGACACTGCGCCTGTCGTTTGAAATGGCCGACACGCTGGCCCGTATCGAACGCAACGGACTACGCATCAACCTAGATACCCTAGACCAGATAGAGAAGCAGTATCAGGATGAGTTCGACGAACTCGAACTGCGCCTCAATGACATGGCGCGTGAGGCTATGGGTGACACACCTATCAGCCTGACCAGTCCTGACGACAGGTCGATGCTGCTCTACTCACGCAAGGTAAAGGACAAGAAGACGTGGTCGAGCATATTCAACTTGGGCATGGAGCGGCGTGGTGCTACGATGAAGCCCAAGCAACGCACTCGCATGTCAAGCAAAGACTTTCGTCTGTTTGTACGCAACAACACCGATGTCGTATATAGAACAATTGGTGAGAAGTGTGCAGGATGCTTGGGTTTCGGGCGTGTACACCTCGTACGTAAGGACGGCACACCAAGCAAGGCACCACGTATCTGTAAGGCTTGTGAGGGCAAGGGCGTGGTCTATCGTCCGACAAATCAGGTGGCTGGCTTCAAGGTGGTGCCGCGCAACGTGCGTGACGTGGCTGCTGCTGGCTTCAAGACGGACAAGGACACACTGGCTGAACGTGAACTCGAACTGTCGGGTCCGGCCCGTGACTTCGCATCAGCATATGTACGCTACAACGCTCTTCGCATGTACTTGGGAACTTTCGTAGAGGGGATGAAAAACAATGTCGATGATCACGGAATTGTACATCCGGAATTTATGCAGTGTGTTACGGCGACGGGTCGCCTTTCGTCTCGTAACCCGAACTTTCAGAATATGCCACGTGGTAATACCTTCGAGATACGCAAGGTTGTCGAGAGCCGCTTTGAGAACGGCAAGATCATTGAGGGCGACTACTCGCAGCTTGAATTCAGAGTGGCAGGATTTCTAGCCCACGACGAACAAGCCTATGCTGACGTGAAAGCTGGTACAGACGTACACAACTACACCGCAGGGGTGATAGGCTGCTCACGCCAAGAAGCGAAGGCACACACCTTCAAGCCTCTGTATGGTGGCACTACGGGCACAGAGGCCCAGCAACGCTACTACAGAGCCTTCAAGGAGAAGTATGGTGGTGTAGCCCTCTGGCACGAAGACCTGCAACGAGAGGCCGTTGAACGGCGAGTAATCACCCTTCCATCTGGCAGGCAGTATGCCTTCCCTGATGCGCGGTGGACAAAGTACGGCACAGCTACACACCGCACAAACATATGCAACTATCCTGTGCAGGGGTTCGCAACTGCAGACTTGTTGCCCGCTGCTCTCGTCCGACTCGACAAACTATTCATGGCAAACGAACTGCAGTCGGTGATATGCAATACAGTACACGACTCCATCGTGATCGACTGTCATCCTGACGAAAAGGACATTGTTGTCAGACTGATGCGCGAGGCTATGCTATCGCTGCCTGAAGAGACGATGCGTCGGTACGGCATAGAATACGACATGCCTGTCGAGATTGAGATAAAAATGGGCGATAATTGGCTTGACTTGACTGTAGTCGATTAGTAAGATCAATCTACAACCATTCTAACGTAAAGGAGATCGCGAGATCATGTTAGGGACAGAAATAGTAAATATGATGGATAACGACTTGGACAATATCGTAGCGGCAATGTCGAGTGACAATGTCGAGGATATGATGAAACTTACTGGTCAGGGCGGTGGATCGACTGAAAAGGTCGGACTGCCTCGCCTGAACATTAACTACGATCAGGAGACTGATGACGGTCAGACCCTTGTGCGGGGCGACTGGAAGATGTTTCTTGACGGGCGATTTATTTTCGCCAAAGAAGTGAAGCTTCGAGCCTTGCTGCGTACTTACGAGTATTCGATGTGGGACTCTGAGGCCAACGAGGGCAAGGGCGGCTTTTCATGTAAGTCGGTCCAGAAGAATCAGTTGGGCGGGGACTTCCCCGACACGCAGGGCGGCAACAAGTGTGGACGCCTTACCCGTGACGAAGAGGAAGCCCTAGATAAGGATGACGTTCGTTATCTTACTTCCCGTGCTGTCGTCTGCAATCAGGTAATCTACGGGCGCATCAGCGGATCATTCCGTACGTCCGATGGTACGCCTGTCGAGGTGAGTGAGGAGCCGGTGATTGCTTACTTCAAGCGGTCAGGGTTCAAGCCTATCGCTGACTTCATACAGGGGCTTACGAAGCAGACTAAGCTGATGGCGCAGACAAACATACTGCTGCGTACCAATCGGCAGAAGAAGGGCAGCGTGACCTACTGGACGCCGATGCCTACGTTCGATAGCACTGTAGCTATTACGGACAGCGACAAGGAACTGTTGGGGACTTTCGTAGAGACTGTGAAGGGACACAACGAAAACGTAATGAATGGACATAGGGAAGCATCTAAGCTGATGGCAGACGATAGTGATATCGATCTGGCGGCGGATTTTAAAGATGCTGACGCTGCTTAACATTCAAGACTACATGTCTAAGGCTCTGCGGGGGGAAGTAACGATTTCCCCCGCAAGTCTTTCTGAGTTTGTAGACATTACAAAGTATTCTGTAGAGCGGCAACTCGTAGACAAACGCGGCGAGTACCGCATACGTATGTCCGGCTTGGGCCGTCCGCTCTGTCAGCAAGTCCTTGAGAAGAAGGGCCACAAGGAGTCGATGCAGTACAATACGCTGTTTCGTTTCTTGTTTGGCGACATAACAGAGGCTATCCTGATGCTTGTCATGCGGGAAGCCGGTGTAGATATCGTAGATGCTCAACGTCAGGTTGAACTGACGCTGGGTGACCACACAATCAGGGGCACTCTCGACGTTATTATACGTGACGAGACAGGCACAGAGAAGGTGTGGGACATCAAGTCCGCAAGTGACTGGGCCTTCAAGAACAAGTTCACTGGATTCGGCGGCTATGACTCCCTGAAGAATGATGACCCATTCGGGTACGTCATGCAGGGCTTCCTCTATGCTGCAGCTACGGACATGCCCTTCGGTGGCTGGATTGTAGTCAACAAGTCTAGTGGTGAGGTGGCTGTCGTCGAGGCACCTGAGTGGCAAGAAGAGGATCGTGTCAAATACTTGGCAGACGCAGTAGAGCGCGTCAAGTTCTTGACAGACCCTAATGTCAAGGAATTCAAGCCCTACCCCGACGAGTTCGAAACGTACCGCCGTAAGGGTGAAACCCTGCGTACAGGAAACAAGGTCTTATCGAAAGAGTGCAACCTCTGTGGGTTTCGCGAACACTGCTGGCCCGATGCAGTCCTACACGCTCGTGTGACTTCACAGGCTAAGTCCCCACCCCAAGTCTGGTATACCAAGCTAAAAACAAAGGAACTGTAACATGCCCTACCTCTTCGTTAGAGACTACGAGGTAGAACTGATGGAGATGAACAAAGACCTTCGTCATGTGTATGTCGAGTCTCATAGGGCTAGTGGTGGTGAACGTAAGCTTGTTCGTTTGCGTTTGAATGAGCGGGCACTGCCCCTCACCCTGCGTGACAACTACAGTGACTTGGGCGCACTCACATCGGGCACTGAGAAACGAGACATTACAACACTCGAATCTGAATTGCAGAAGATAGGAAGACTCTCACACTCTGGAGTTATTGTATGCGTCCCACTGAATCGTTTGACAAACGAACTGTCTACAATAGAAAGACTTTCCCCAAGAGTGGCAGGGTACGTGATACAAAGAATGGGTTCTATAGGAATGCAAATATGAAACGGGGCAACCGCAAGGCTGGGTTCCGGTCTAACTTCGAGTTAGGCATAGCGAAAAAACTCAGCAGCAAAAAAATTCCGTACGAATATGAGCAGATGCGACTTACGTACGTACCCAAGCCTCGCACCTACACTCCGGACTTTCACCTCACTAGGCAGAACATAATCATTGAGGCGAAGGGTTACTTCGACAAGGGAGATAGGGTCAAGATGCTCTTGATCAAGGAGCAGCATCCTGACTTGGACATTCGTATTGTCTTCCTAAATGCACGTAATAAAATTTACAAGGGCAGCAAAACCACGTATGGTGCGTGGGCCGACAAGAATGGGTTCAAGTGGGCAGAAGGTTCTATACCAGAGGAGTGGCTAAAAGATGACGACGATTGATGAGAGCGACTTCGAGAAGGCATCGCTCATGCCTAACAGATGGTACTTGATCCTGCGTAAACTCGACGAGGAAAGTTTTCAAGTATCTGCGTATGATACCACAACTGAAGAGGACGAGGAGTTCTACGAGGCCGGTACGATAGTCATCAATGGCATGATGGAACTCTTGGAGTCTGACTTTGACAGGGTTATGGAGGCGGGTCTCGCTCGTCTTGCATTTGACAACGTCAAGGAAAAGTTGCTTAATGAAACAAGCAACGATGATGGTCCGACTGTAAAGCACGAGGACGGCACCAACATAGTCAAGATAGACTTTGGCAAGACGCAGTGATGAGACACGAGGCATACATGAGAGAGCAGGCTACAAAGAATGATAACGTCAACAGTCCGGCACACTACAATCAGGCAGGTATCGAATGCCTTGACGCAATCGCAGCGGCGACGGGTGATGGCTACGAATACTACCTGCAGGGAAACATCATCAAGTACCTCTGGCGGTACAGATACAAAAACGGAATCGAAGACCTCAAGAAAGCACAGTTCTACCTAAACAGATTGATCGCAACAAAGGATGACAACAATGAATAATCTGCTACCAACACCCTACCAAGAATTTATACATAA